TCTTTACCATGAAGCCTGATACTCGAAGGCCCATCCTTCAGGTACATCTTCAATTAGTTTGCTTACTATCTCCACGGTTTTTTTTACGCCATGGAAATACCATTCGTCATACTCTGTGCTTCCAAAGAAGAAGCCACCACCTGTTGGCAGTAGTTCTTCTGCTTTAGTATGGTCTGCTAACACTTCTTCACATGCAATCTTTAAATCAATTAAAGAATTACGAGGTACATAAATAGGCTGGCAGTTATCTTCTCCATCTGCTAAGTTCTCAATAAACCAAGAATGGATAGCATTAACTTTACGCCAATAACCAACTTGAATAGATACCTGAGCAAAGGCTAGTTCGTTTGGGTCATAAGCCCAATCGTTAGCACCCATAAGGCTGGTTAGGATTTTGTAATCTGCATTTGGAAAACTAACTCCAGTTCCATCTGGATTTACTTTCCAATCACGGGATGAGATACCTTTACGGGCATAGAGATACATATCTAATCCCATGATTAGATACCCATTCCTTCTTTAACTCTTGGATGTAGTTCGTGTGTCATAGCAACAAACGCACCTGATGGCCAGCCTGAAGTAAAGACACGGTTAAGTAGATTTGCTAGTGAGTAACTAGGATTATGAACTAGCGCAGTACTAAGAAGTTCTTTAGCAGAATCTACTTCTTCTAGTGCGTATAGATTTGCAGCCAACACACTTGCAATAGGTGCAATGAACTTAGTAGGAACTGAGTCCATAAAGTATGCAAGGTATCCATTAACATCTTCAATCTTGCGCTCAGATGGCAGACCTAATACAAAGTCACGCAACTGAATGTCTTTCTGTAATGCTGCTGCAATCTCTGCAATATGGTCATTATCTGGTGCTGTGCCTGAATCAACCTGTGTATAGATAGCGTCAGTTAAACGCTTGCGTTGTGTTAGTAGTTGTTCTTCTTTATCATTCTCACCCAATAGGATGTTGTAGTAGTTTTCGATTTCTTCTAGTGTTACTGTCATTTCTTTCTCCTTAGTTTGTTGTTAGTACCAGCCATTGGTACGCCAATGCGACCAAGCAACTGATGGTTTCTCGTAGCGGTGCTGGATATAAGCCAGCCCCCGCTCAATCTGAAGCGGGGCTGGCGTTGATGGGTCGAGGTTAAGCAACTGTGGAATACCAAATGCAGAACTGTTTGGGTTATCTGCTGCTGGATTCCATGCTGATTCTTTACCCCATAGTTTCATGAGTGCTCGATGTTCCGATAAGTTCCATTCGGGGTATGCCAACTTCATGAACTGTCTTGCATATAATTTCAGAGCGCGAGGAGTCCAATGGAACTCGCTCATCTCCGTAGGTTTTGGTTCTGTATGTGCCTGTGCTAGTGGCATGTGCCACGGTAGCATTGACAAGAATGCTACATACCATGCTGTAAGCAGTGCGAATAGTTTCTTCATTTAGTAACCCATCTGTAGAGGATATAGAAAACTGTAATGAGGAAGAGCCATGACTGTAATGGTGTGAGAGGGAGGAATGTAATGTCATTCATCTCCCCACATCCTGTCTGGTTCTTGGTAACCATCATCCTCTTCTTCTGTGTCTTTGTCTAGTGCTATATCATCTTCAAGTGGTGGTTCATAGGTCATCTTCTTCTATCTCCTTTAGCATCTCATTTAGTATGGGCTGTACTGCTAGGGCTGCTTTGTCTAATGCTTCCTGTAGTTCTTTACTCATTGTCGTATCTTTCTTTGTATTCCATTAATCTTTTATGATGCATTCTCATAAGTAATTGTGTTGGCTCTTTTTCTTTTACTAATGATTCAATAGATATATCGTACCTATTGCATAGAAGTATTAGGTTTTCAAGGGTAGGTTTTCTATCTCCTCTTTCCCAACTTCCTAATGTTACTGCGGTTATCTGTGCAATTTTAGATGCTTCACTTAATGTTAAACCTTTGGCTTGTCTTACTTGTCGTAATCTTTTACGCACTGTTCTATAGGTTGGATTCATTCTTCTTCCACATAGATGCGTCCTGTTGCCATCATCTCTTCCAAGATATTGTTGGCTGCTTTGAGACTGAGTATTGCTTTGTCAATGGACTCGTTCAAGTCCGCTATTTCATGAACTGTGTATGACATCTGTTGCTCCTAACTTAGACCAAGCACACGCTTGGCAATAGTTCCTAGCGTGTGCTTTATTTATATCTACTACTATTGCTATCCCACATTGGTAGCAATCAAATGTTTGATACTTTACTTGGTTGTCCATAGGTCTTCCTTTGCTATGTCTGGGTCATAGTAGAAGTTCCGCCCCTGCTTTTCTATTCTTAAAGCACGGCGCAGATTCATATTGTCTCGATGCAATATAGCATTCTGTCTGATTGCTAGTGTAATAAGTATGATACTTGTAGACATTGCAATAATCAATGCCAGTATATCTCCTGCTTCTAATAACATTTTGTTACCTTTCTGATTAGATGGACTCGCGGTATTCCGTAGTAGGTACATGGCCCTCCACGATAAAAAGAAAAGGCAGGTGAGAGCCGAAGCCCCCACCTGCCTGAGTCTTTATGCTTGTGATACGGATGTAAGTACTACCTGCTTAAGGCCTGGCTTACGGTCTTTGTTATCAATGTTTGGACGGCGGTCCCAGCGTGTGTTACCGATGCCTTCTGCGTTGATGTATGCAGTTGAATCTGCGAGCCAGTTAAGTTCTCGTAGTTGTGTAATTACATTCTCATCGAAGATAACTACACGTGTAGAGTCAGAGCAAATTTGGCGCCCTGTTGGTAGTTGTTCGTAGTCGTTGATGGTTGCTGTGTAGAAACCATTGCGGTCAACAACATTCTTGATAACGCTGTTCTTGAATGTGACTGTGTTCATTTTGTTTCCTTTTCTGTTGGTAGTGTTGTTGTGCAGACCTGCTCCTGCACTTGTTCAGAGCAGGTCTGCTTTGGATTGTTAGTTACAACTTGGACATACAGCGTGCTTATTGCATACCATGTGGCAGTCTTGGCACACGGTCTCATGTGGACCTAAGTCCACAACCAGTTCAAAGAACCTGTCGGATAGGTTGGTGACAGGTTCCATAAACTCGTTTCGTTCCTTTTCGTCGTTGTCAATGGTTACAGCACCTACCCAGTCGTGGCCAGATGGGCTGTCAACCCTATGCATGGGACGGTCGTATTGGTCACTGTTTTCGTCTACTAGGTCATGGGCGATGTTGGTCGCCCGTGAATCTCGTAGGTCTTGGCAGTCTACGCATAGTTCCATCTGAATCATGCACTGGTAGCATGGGTTGGAGACAGTCAGTTCATCAGACATTGTACTTTCCTTTCTTTAACCTGATACACGCGATAACCTCTCGGTTCAGGATTACGCCACTTTGAATCATGGCAGTCATCGGATAGCGCATTCTTGCGCTAGACGCGGGGCGTGGCTGGACTGCGAGCCTGCGAGCAGGCGCACATTCATGGGCGCTCCAGACACGGCGTTGCGGGGATTCCGCAACGAGTAGTCCTGTTGCGCTTATGAGTTAGCCCCCTTCCGCCGAATAGGCGGGAGGTGCGGGATAACGAATGCAATAGGACTTGACAAACATGATACAAGGCGCGTAGTCCTGAGAGAGAGGATTCTGTTCAGGTCAGGCATTCTGGAGTGAGTACAGCACTGCCAAGTGTGGCTGCATGGAATGCTGACGCACTGCAGTCGGCTGACGGAACGGGCAGGTGAGGGGTTGCCATTGCCAAGGCTGAAACTATTTTTATTTAGTATGAAACAAATAGTTATCTGACTGGGGCGCAGACATCTGGTCAAGCCCGCAGACTGCTAGCCGTAACAGGACCCACTGTACAGGACAGTAGAGCGGCAGCATTAAACAGTCTGTGGGTCTGTAAGACCCCAGAGTGTTTAATAGTCTTTCTAACCTGTAGTAGTATCTGCCATAAAAATATTTCCGTACAACAGTGCCCCTGATACAGTCATTATTTAACAGTTTTTGGCAAATAAAAAATATTTTAAAATAAACCGTTCGGAATGGCTGTTTGAACGGGTTAATACTATATAGAGAGTATTTATTATTACAGTAGCAAGTCTCTTAAAGACTTGCGTTACAGACTGTATCTACTGTCTGTTACAACTGACTGTAACTATTGTAGATGGGACCATTCTGTGACTTTTCAAAAAGGGTCTAATAACCCTCAAAGTACCGCCCTGGCAGAGGCAAAACGTAAAGTTTTAGCCCTTGTGGCAGAGGGTATGTCGCCTAAAAAGGCGATGGAAAATCTGGGCAAAAAGCCAGATACCATCCGAATCTGGATGCTTAGGGATAAAGAGTTTGCCGCCGATTTAGAGCAGGCTTTGCAGGATGCAAAGTCCAACTCAATCAAGGCGTTGGGCATCGCAAAGGAGGAAATCACCTTTCCTCAGTTTAGCGAGATGTTCCTTGACCAGAGGGTGTTTCCACATCATATGGACTGGGTGGAC